TCTGCCAGGAGTGCGGGTGCTCCATCGAGGACCACCACAAAGAGCAAATGCTCCGGAAGGGCATCTGGAAAACGGTCAAAGAGAACCGGAAGCGCCACAAGAAGGTGGCCTACTGGATCAACACCCTCTACAGCCCCTTCGTCCGATTTTCAGAGATCGCCAAAGAGTTCATGGACTCCAAGGATGATCCGGAAAAGCTGCAGAACTTCGTCAACTCCTGGCTGGCGGAGCCCTGGGAAGACACCCACCTGAAGACGACCGCCGATCTCGTAAGAGAAAGGCAGACGGAGCTGCCGGAGTTCGTGATCCCGGAATGGGCCAGATTTATCACCGGGGGCGTCGATGTTCAGGAGACGTCCCTTTACTGGACGATCAGGGCCTGGGGCCCGTACATTACTTCCCAGAATATCACACACGGCCAGGCCCTCTCTTTTCAGGAGATCGAGAACATCATGAACCTGAACTATGAGAGGGAAGACGGGGAGCGCATGGTCGTCTCACTGTGTCTGATCGACTCCGGATACGAGGCGGATGCCACGTACGATTTCTGTATCGATAATCAGGACTGGGCTCTCCCGGTCAAAGGATCCAGCGGGCCCATGCTGTCGCACTACAAGATCTCAAAGATTAACAAAGCGGACAGCAAGGCCTACGGCCAGAGCCTGATCCTGGTGGATGGCGACAAATACAAGGACATGATCGCCGCCAGGATGAAGAAGGAAAACGGCCGGGGATCCTGGATGGTGTACGACGGCGTCGACACTGATTACTGCGATCAGGTGACTGCAGAGCACAAGATCAACGTGAAGGTGGGGAACCGGACAATGCAGACATGGAAGCCCAAACGGTCACACATCGACAACCACTACCTCGATGCAGAGGTATATGCCATGGCTGCCGGCGACATGCTGGGCATGAGATCCCTGCATCTGCAGATCCAGGAGGCAAAACCGGAAAAACCTCCGGAAGAGCCACCGGCCCCGGAAGAGGCATGGATCAAGAAACACGATAACTGGCTGGATTGAAAGGGGGATGACCATGAGCCAGACAATCCAGGAACAGCTGACCCAGGTCAATGCAGCGATCACGACGATCCTGGCCGGCGGGCAGAGCTACAAGATCGGCAGCCGGCAGCTGACCAGGGCAGACTTGAACACCCTCCGGGCCATGAAGAAGGAACTGGAGGCGGAGATCGCAGCGGAAACGAACAGCAACCTGCTGGATGATACATACGTCGCGATCTTCGACGGACGATAGGAGGATGATGATGAACTGGTTAGATTCTCTGATCGCCTTCTTCAGTCCAAAAGCCGGCGCAGAGCGGGCAGCGTGGAGGGCAAGCTACGACGAATTAAAAAGTTATGACGCAGGCCTCGGCGGCAGACTGAACGCCGGGTGGCGTGTCTTCAATCAGTCGGCCGACATGACCGACAGTCCGCACCGGGACACCGTCCGGGCACGGGCCAGGGACCTGGAGCGGAACTCTGATATCTCCAACTCGATCACCAGAGCCTACCGGAGGAACGTGATCGGCGGAGGCTTCCGTCTGCAGGCAAAGACTAAGAAGACGAAATTGAACCAAGAGATCGAGAAGCTGTGGAAGCGCTGGTGCAAGGCAAGGAACTGCGACGTCACCGGTACCCAGAGTCTCAACCAGATGCTGCGGATGGCCGTCCAGCGCAAAAAAATCGACGGCGGGATCCTGATTGTCAAGGTATATACCAGGGACGGGATGATCCCTCTCTCGCTTCAGACCATCGAAGTCGATGAACTGGATGAGGCCATGGCCATCGCATCCGGGAACCACCGGATCGTCGGCGGCATCGAGTACAACGAATGGAACCGTCCTGTGGCGTACTATATAAGGCAGTACGCGCTGGACGGCTATACACTGACTGAGCCCAGAAGGGTCCCGGCCCAGGACGTCCTCTTCTACTTTGAGAAAACGAGGCCGTCACAGATCAGGGAGATCAGCGACATGAGTCCGACGATCTCGCGGATCCGAGACACTAACGAGTTTATCACGGCCGTCTCGGTGAAAGAAAGGATCAATGCCTGTCTTTCCGTCTTCATCAAGAAGCAGCTGCCCCCGACCGGGATCGGCCGAACCGGATCCGCTGTTACTGAAGGCCGTCACAATTATGACGGCAAGACTCTGACGCCCGGCATGATCAAAGAGTTGAATGCCGGTGACGAAGTTCAGGTGGTCAACCCGACAGGGCAGAGCGCCGATGCGACGACCTTCACCAAGATGCAGCAGCGCCTCGTCGGTGCCGGCCAGGGCCTCTCCTACGAGGCGACCAGCCGCGATATGTCTGAAACGAATTATGCCAGCGCAAGGCAGGGCATGATCGAGGACGACATGACCTACGAAGAGGAAGAGGAGGCCATCATCGCCATCCTGGACGAGATCTATGAGTCCTTCGTGATTTCCTGCGTCCTCTGCGGGACCATTCAGATCGCAGACTTCTGGGAAAACAAGGAAAGCTATCTCGATCATGACTGGATAAAGGCCCCGAAGCGCTGGATCGACCCGGCGAAGGAAAGCACGGCCACAAAGACGGCCATGCAGACCGGTCAAAAGACTTTCAAACAGATCGCAGCCGAAAACGGATCCGACTGGAAGACTATGATCGACGACATGGTGGAGGTCCAGAAGTATGGCGAGAAGAAAGGCTTCGACATAGGAGGTGTGATCTTTGGCACTAACAAAAAGACAGAGAAGAACCAAGAAGGCGACGAAGCGGTTCCTGCAGAGGATGAGCCTGGCGGAACTGAAAAGCCTGAAGGGGATGGCGCTGGAGCGCCAGGAGACAAAGGAAAAGAATAGAGCCACCAGGGACTTCATCGACGCGTCCATCCGGGCCGTCGAAGGAGAAGGCAGGGAAAGGACTTTTAAGCTCTCATTTTCTTCAGAGGAACCATACCTGCGCTGGTTTGGCCAGGAGATCCTCGACCACTCAGAAGGCTGCGTGGATCTCGAAAGACTCAACACTCTCGGCGTCCTGCTCTTCAACCACAACCGCGACAATATCGTGGGAAAGGTAGACAGGGCCTGGGTGGAAGACGGCCGCGGATACGCCGAAGTCACTTTTGACAGTGACGAAGAATCCGAAAAGATCTACCAGAAGGTAAAAAGCGGGACCCTGAAGGGCGTCTCCGTCGGATACCGGGTAGAGGAATGGGAGGAAGTAATGCCAAACAAGATGTCGGCGGACGGAAGATTCGCGGGGCCGTGCTCGATCGCAAAGAAGTGGGCGCCTTACGAGATCAGCTCAGTCTCCGTACCGGCGGATCCGACCGTAGGCGTGGGCAGGGACATGACCTGCGAAGTGGCAGCCGCTGCTGATCCTTTAGACATCTATGCACGGCAACTTCAAATAAACAAGAACCTTTTACAACTCACAGAAGGAGGAAAGCAATCATGACCATTCGAGAAATGATAGCTCGCCAGAACCAGATCATGGAAGCGGCAAGGGCTGCCGGCGGGACCATGACTCCGGACCAGATCACTGAATGGAACAATCTGCAGCGCCAGATTGAGGCAGCTCTCAACGCTGGCCAGGCTGCTGGAAGAGAAGGATCTGCTCCTGAAGGAGGCCAGAGATCTCCAGAGCCGGAGGCAAGCTCCGATCCAGAGTCTGCTCCTGACGCGGCCATCCGTGCGGTCCAGGAGGAACGCACCAGGATCCGCGCCATCGAGGACATGTGTGCTGAGTTCGACATGGATGCGAGGAGCTTCATCGACAACAACAGCACCCTGGATGCGGTGCGCGCTGCCATCATCGAGAATCTGCGCACGAACCATGGACCGGTCTCCACAAGGGCAACTGTCACGCAGGACGAGAATGACAAACTGCGGAACGCAGCAGTCGATGGCCTGATGATGAGATCCGGCATCTCCGTGGATCATCCCGCAGATGGAGCCGAGTCTTTCAGAGCCACAAGCCTCCGCGACCTGGGCATCCAGTGCCTGGTAATGGAAGGCGAAAGAGCTGAGAGCTTGATCCGTTTAAGCTCCAACGATCTCTATGAGAGACTCTCCCGCCAGTTCTACAACCCGAGCGCAGCCTTCCCGGCTATTATGGATTCTACCATCAAGAAAGCTATCGTGGAGCTTTACAACAAAGTGCCCACCACTTTCCAGGAGATCACCACAAAGGGAAGCCTGTCCGACTTTAAGACCACGGCAGACCATGAATATCTGATCGGCGGAGTCGGTGATTTCGTGAAAGTTCCCGAGAACGGCGAGATCAAGCCCGACATCCCGAGAACCGAGATGCTGCCACAGCGCAAGCTGGAGACCTATGGAAAGCAGTTCTCCATGACCCGCCAGGCCTTCATCAATGATGACATCGGATTCCTGACCAGAGTGCCGGGACTCTATGCCACCGCTGCGAAGAAGACCATCGACAAGCAGGTCTATGGGATCCTTTTCAACAACTCAGCCATCTATGACGGCAAGACCCTCTTCCACGCCGATCACAAGAATGTGATGGGATCCGGAGCAGCTCCGTCCCAGGCAACGATCCAGGCGATCATTCTGCAGATGCAGAAGCAGACCGATCCATTCGGGGACCCGATCTACATGACGCCCAGGACAATCTGCGTGCCGATGGGATACGAGTTCGTCCTCGCCGTCATCTTCCAGTCCGCACAGGTAACTGGATCTGCTAACAATGATATCAACCCGCTCCATAACTATCCGCTGAAAGTCGTCCAGACTCCTGTCCTCAATGCGATGGCCGGCCTCAATGCCTGCCCATGGTTCCTCTTCGCAGACGAATCCAGTGCACGAGGCATCCAGGTCGACTACTTAAACGGCCAGGAAGTGCCGACAGTCCGCAGGATGGAGACACCGGGAACCCTCGGTTTCACCTGGGATGTATGGCTTGACTGGGGCATCTCCGTGCGAGACTTCCGCGGTATTTATAAGAACCCGGGCACCACACTTAGCTGAAAGGAGGATTAAGTCATGGCAAAAGGAGCATACTGGCAGAGAGGGGAAGCCCTCGACTACACCAACTCCGGAGGGTCCAAGATCGATGCCAACACTGTCATCCTTTACGGGGACCGGCTGGCCATCGCTGGCTGCGACATCCCGGCAGGAGGGACCGGTTCCATCCATGTGGAGGGCGTCTTTGAGCTTCCGAAGGACTACGGCGATTCCGGCAAGGCCATCACAGCCGGCCAGAGCGTCTACTGGGACGACGGCAACAGCTGCATCAAGGCGGCCGTTGAGCAGGAGATCGGAACCGGCGGCGATGCCGGGAAGGTCATCACGGAGGCCTCCCCCGTGCATGGCTTCGCAGTAGCGGCAGCCGCCACAACTGATCAGACCGTCCTCGTTAAGATCAACGCATGATCACCCTGAAGGCCATGCTCCCCATATTGTACCGCAGTACGCAGTATGATCCAGGGGATGCCCTTCCGGCGGATGACGAAGCGACGGTAGCGGCCTGGCTGGAAGCAGGCAGCGCGAAATGGATCGAGGAAGACGAGGACGTCCAGACGCCGCCAAAAGCCAGAAGGAAGGCTGCGCCTGCCGGACTCCCGGGTAAGAGCTCTGACGGAGATCCGGAGGCACTGGTCGGGAAAGTACCCGACCGCCCACAGAGAAAGAAAACGAGGAAGAAGGCATGAGCACGTTCAAAGAGATCATAGCTTCAGACGTCAAGAACGTCTTTCTAAATGTCGACGAGTTCAGTGAGACGCACAGCGTCAACGGCGTGGACATGGCCGTGCAGATCGACTCCAACGAGCAGATCGAGCGCGAAAAGCGCATGAACCAGCACATGGACGGCATCTATAAGAACGAGAAGCTGATCTACGTGGCAGCCGCGGACTTTGGGCCGATGCCCAAACAGGGGTCCATCCTCAGACTCGATGGGCAGATCTACAAAGTGGAGGACGCGATCCATGAGGATGGCGTTTATTCAATAACGATAGGAGCGAATCGAGCATGATCACTGTCAAGGTCGACGAAGCAAGCCGGGCATACGTGGAGAGAAGGCTCGGCAACATGCAGCACAAGGCGCCCGTGGTAATCTCCAGGGCGCTCAACAAAACAGCCACCAGCGCCAGGGTAAGGCTGGCGCAGAGGGCGCAATCTGCGTACACTGTCAAAACGACGGGATTCAAAAAAGACATGCAGATCAAAAAGGCTTCCGCCGGAAACCTTGAAGCGATCATCCGCTCCGAAGGTCAGCCGCTCAGTATAAACCGGTTCAAACACACCGCGCCGAAGAAATCCGCAGCAAAGGCGGACATCACCAAGGGAGGGCTCAAGGCCCTGATCAAGGGAAACATCGGCGCCTTCCGTGGCCCTGGTAGCCAAATATTTCAGAGGGAAGGAAGGTCGCGGCTGCCGATCAAGAAACTCTTTAGCAATTCCGTGCCGGTTATGATAGGAAGCGAGAAAAGAGTGTACGGCCTCGAAAAGGAGAATATCAACCGAGATCTCAAGAAAAACGTCGAGGCTCAGATTAAATTGATGTTAGCGAGGTAATAAAATGACCGCATCACAGCTACAGAGCGATTTAATCGTGGAGATCGCCAGAATTATCTGTGACGTCCAGACGGAAACGGCGGCAGGAGAAAAGGTAGACGGCGCCACCGGATACAAGCAGAGCCTGCCACAGATCCTGGCGGATGACGAGACGCCTGATCAGTTCTTTCCGTACTTCATTGTACGCCTCGAAGAAGGCAGTACCGAAGATGACGACTCCACGTGGCTCGTCCCGGCGTCCATCCTCTTCGGAGTATGCGACACGGACACCAACACAGATGGCCATCTTCACATTCTGGAGATGATCCAGCGGACAGCAGACCGCTTTGCTGCGGAGCCGCTGCTCAATAAGATGTTCCGGGCAGACCCAAAAATGCAGTGGGCTCTGCAGGAAGAAGACACATACCCCTACTACTTCGGAGGCATCGAGATCACCTTCATGGTCCCGAAGATGGGGAGGAAGGAGCCAACCTATGGCTAAAAATAAAAAGGCTGACCCCGCC